CATGAACTTTTGCGGGAGCCTTATCCAAGCACAGAGCCTTCTGGACTGTGTAGGTAAGGGCCGTAAGAGGAGTGCCTGGGACAGGTTATTACCAGTCCTAGGCAATCCCAATATCATAGATAGGGTCAATAGACTCTACTATGAGCTTCCTTCTGGAAGTCTCCTATCGGAGACTTTTAAAGGAAAGGCCATTCTACCACAGAAGTGGGAGAAAGCCTATCTCTTAACCGACCATGGTAGGGAAGGGTTCTATAGAATCCTCACTAGCCAGATCGGTCTAGGAGCACGTGTAGCTAAGATCGTCGCCAATAGGCCGATCTCGCACATTAAGAGAATCGAAGGTTTCATATCTGGAATAGTCGATTCGTTATGGTTGGCCGACGAGTGTGTATTCATGCACGACGGCCCTGAGATATTTGTCCTACGAGATCTCGTAAGAAAGATATTTTCGGTCGGTTGTACCGACCTCACGTCTCTGGTTGACCAGTGGAAGTCATGGATTAATTTCCTGTTCCATAAGGTTGCCGCGACAGAGACGATCGGCAAATTAGAGAAGCCGGCCAAGAATAATATATTCTCAAGGCTCTCGAAACTCCCCTATATCAATAGACTAGAGGGAGGAGAGCGCAACATGCTACTACTGCAGCATCTAGCGCATATTTGTTCTTCGAGACAACTACCATATATGGGAAAGTCCACAGAACTTAAAGCGAGGGAGAAATTCAAAGAAGTTCTTAACTCGCCCTTCCAGCCAGAGCCCAGGATAATAGTCCAATTGGGGCTGGCTGCCCGACGTATTGGAGGAATATGCAAAAGCATCCATCCAAAACTTGATGCCGGAGCGTGTCACATATCTGTGACCTCATCCGGTGAATTTGATTACACCATCGAAGATGGTGGACAGGCAGCTGCGGTAGTAGCTGCTATCAAAAGAATATTATTACGCATTCCTGATGCCGATCTAGAGGAGGATACTCCTTTTGGAATCGCATACCAGAGAAGTGGTATACCACTTTGGAAAACGCTTTTTAGGTCCGAACCTGCGCCAGCAGAATGGGACTTCCTTGACCAATACTATCCTATTAAGGAACAGCCAGGCCGCTTCCGCGGTCTGGATGGTTGTCTAGGTCAACAACTCATGTATGTGGCATGGAAAGAATCCGATCCATTGCCAGTACTTAGAACCTCTGTTGTTCCAGAAATGGGCAACAAGGCAAGACACATCACATTATCAGACTATTGGCTGAATGTTTTGCAGGCACCACTTGCACACGTCCTAAAGGACGCTGTGAAGTTTCATCCCTCCGTTTTCTCAAGCTTTCACCGACAGGATCAAGCTTGGGAAGCCGTGAAGGCTATGCTGTTCCAGAAGGTCAAAGACCTCCAGGACGGGCATTTTGTACTTAGTTCGGACCTAAAGGACGCGACTAACGCACAACAGTTTGAAGTAACAAAGAGTATTCTCAGAGGCTTCATAGCGGGAGCTAACCTATCGTTTAGTGAACGCTACATCAACCTAGTTTTGAATCTTATCGGACCAAGACTGGTTCTTTTCCCTGATATCACTTCAGTGATATCTAGGGTTGGAATTATGATGGGTGAGGCGATAGCCAAACCATCGTTGACTTTACTCAATCTAGCGATTGAGGAACTGGCTTATCTAATGTATAAAAATAGATTAGATTTACTAGTAACTCCTGATCCGGCACCGTATTCGGATTGGCGTTTTCTCCATATCGGAGGCGACGACCACTTAGCCAAAGGACCTAGGAGATATCTCGAACTAATAACTGAGATACATCTCAGCGCTGGTTCGCACATAAGTCCTGGTCAGCATGGCTACTCCAGGATCTTAGTTAAGTACTGTGAAAGGTTTATCTGGTTAGAAAACCTACAGTATGGATCACCCGTAAACAAGGACTATGATAAATCTATCATAGTTGACTCGGTAAAGGTGAGACTTCTTGAACCAGGTTGGCAGACAATGGACAAGAAGGATAACAAGAACACAGCGATTGGTAAATCCTCTGCTCTTGCAAACGTGTTGGACTGGCTACCGAAAGATAGGAAGTATTTCACGACTGAAAAGATAGAGAGCATTCGCTCTCTTTTCGTAAACAGAATGGGTCCAATGTTGCCTAGAAAGGCAATAAACCCAAAAGCTTTTTATGCCATACACCTACCAACTATAGTTGGAGGGTTTGGTTTAGGACATAGGTCAAGTATGCACCTATATCTGGATAAAGCTCCAAAGCCCACGCAGGCTCTTCTAGCGAAGGCCCGAGCGGGTATAGACGTTACCGATGACCTGAAAATATTCAAAAGGCTCAATAGGAACGTTTCTGCAAGAGGTGTTACCAGTATCCTGGAGTACCAAGAGCAGCTAGAGGAACAAATGAAATTGGTATCCAATTCATTGAATCCTATAACCTGGAAAGAAATTCTATTGAAATTCCCTCCAGTTAACTACAATAATCGTAGATCGATTGCAGAAGCTGCTGAAGCAGGAATTCTGACGATAGACGAGTTTGTTAAAAGATCCACACGGGGAAACCTTTTCCAAGAACTATTGTTAGGAAAGAAGGATCTTAACGTGTTTAATACCAGACCATACGTTAAGACGTATCACGACTGTGTATGGACATATGCAGAGGAATCAGGGCTAATGGAATACCACAAGCTCTATACCCCTTTTACAGAGAAGGAATTCGCTAATGCGATTACTGCTCTGTCAACAACTGTTTTCTTTGATATTAATCAAATTACAACAATTGATACAGGTTCTTACGATCCAGCAAAGCCGGACGAGGAAACCTTTGAGTTTGAGGATGTACCTTTTAGTGAAGTTTTCACAAAGGGCCTACCATCATTGATGGTAAATCCTAACAAACTAGGAATTCGCACTACTCTAATAAGAGTAGCGTAAACTTGGACCTATTGGTCTGAGAAAGTCTCATATTCCGTCCCGAAGGATTGGAATTACAAGCCCTTATCTCACAGTTCATGC